CAACAGATGTTACTTATACATTAATGCCAATGTCACCAATAGAACTAAACGAAGAACAACTTGAAATGGTTAAAGATTTAAAAGCATTTGAAGAAGTATTCAAAGTTCCAACAAGAGAACAAGTATTACAGTTAATGAGTGGAAGTACACCAGATGAAGTATTCGGTAATAAGAGTGATGAGGACGAAAAGATAGGTCTTTAATTCGTGAGTAATAAATCAATAGGGACAAGTGCAAAAGAGCTTGTCCTTCTTTTTTACGATAAAACAGGTCTTAGATTTACTAATCGAGATATAATGATAGCTATTAAGGGAGCTAAATCACTTTTAAATGCCGGATATACATATGATGAGATAAAAGAAACGATAGAATACTGTACTTCACATCAACCAGAAAGAGGAATTTATTCGTTTGGTTATATAAGTTACGAAATAAGCAAAGTAACAACTATGCTAAAACACAAAAAGAAACAAGAAAAAAGGGAAGAAGCTATTGATAAAGCTAAGTTTAATGACTATGGTTTATCTCAAATAAGCAACAAAGATAAAATGAAAGAAAGGGAAATAAAGGTCGATACAAGTATATTTGACTAAGAAAGAGGTGGTTAGGATATGGTACATATAATAAACAATCCTACCTCTGAACGTTCATTATTAAGTATATGTTTAAACAAACCAGATAAATTAGTTGAGGTGGAAAATGCAGAAGTATCTTCTCAACACTTCACTATACCAACACACAGACATATATTTACTTCAATGATGTATCTTTATTCAAAAGGTATGAAACCAACAGCACTTGCAGTAATGGAAGTAATAACTGATAAAAAGGCTAAAGAGGAAATTGAGAACTTTGGGGGACTATCATACATTGAGGATTTAACTTTAATGGATGTAGATGAGAGTAATTTAAAAATATTTTGCGATAAGGTAAAGCAAACATACGCAAGAAAAGAAATATATGATGTGTGTGAATATGCTAAAAACTTTATGCTATCTGATGAAAGTGAAATATTAAACCCGGGAGAATTAGTTGGAATGGTAGAAAATAAAATAACAGAAATAGCAAATAGTGCCATTAACGAAACAACCGTGTATAGAATGGGTACAGATTTACAAGCTAGACTTGAAGAAAGAGCAACTAGACCAACATTAGTAGCAGGACTTCAAGTAGGGTGGACTGTATTTGACCGTATAACAAACGGAGGTCAAGCAGGAGATTTAATCATAGTGTGTGCAAGAGCTAAGATGGGTAAATCGGTTGTACTTACAAGTTGGGCGAAGAAGCTATCAATAGAAGATGGACTTCCAGTATTATATATTGATACGGAAATGACGAGTGAGGAACAAGAGGATCGACTTGTATCTATGATTACAAAAATACCAGTAAGTGAAATAGTAACTGGATTATTCGCAGTTGATACAGAACACGGAACAAGTAAAGAAAAAATAGCAAAAATTAAAGAAGCTATAAACCAAATCAAAGAAGCTCCGTATTATCATATATATATGCCAAACTTTAGTTCAGAAAAAGTAATGACACTTGCTAAACAATATAAAGCAAAACACAATATACAAGCACTATTTATGGACTATATAAAAATACCTGCTTCACAAGGTGGCTCTTTACAACAAGTAAAAGAATACCAAGCGTTAGGATTTTTCACATCAACACTAAAGGATATTGCAGGTATGCTTAAAATACCAGTTTATTCGGCAGTACAAGAAAATAGAAATGATGAGAAAGGTACTGAAAAAGGTGCAGGAAACGTGGCAGGTTCAGATAGGATATTACAACTTGCAACTAAATTAATGTTCTTATATGCTAAAACTGATGAACAGATTGCAAGAGATAGTGTACTTTTAGGTAATAGACAAATAAAAATAGCTTATCAACGTAACGGAGAGAGTGATTGTCAACCTATAAATTTACAATTTGACAACCAAATAGTTACGATAAGAGAAGTATAAAGGAGAGAATATAATGGAAACAGAAGTAATAAAAGTAGGTTTAAGTATAGAAATACAAGACGACTATCCACAACCAATAATTAACATAGGATTTGAAGAAAGTTTTATAGAAACAGCAACTAATGATGAAGTAAAAGAACTTGAAAAACTTATGACGGAAGTTGGGGAAGTAGTTGAGAAAATAATAAAAAGAGAAGTAAAAAAAGAAAGAGAAAGAAAAAACAAGAGCTATGAACTTGATGAATTAATAAAAGAACTAGAAGAATTTAGAGATTTTATAAAAGAGTTTAGAAATGAAGGTCTTAATAACTAGATACAACGAAATACCAAACTTAAATAGAAAAGATTACTTATCAGAAAGTAATAAAATAGATAAAGACTATTATAGAATAGAATATAATAAAGAAGTTCAAATATTAAGTGCTAAACAGATAATTAAATTATCAAGAGAGTACTTATGTTTTGAAAATGATAATAGAGAAACTTGGTTAAAAGTTATAAAAGCATTATATGAAGTAAACAACCTATTGGCTAGGTGTTGTGTTCCAGAATGTATATATCGTGGGTGGTGTTATGAAAACACTACTTGCGATTATCATAGGAATATAAAGTACAGAAAAGAACTAAATGATTATAGAGATAATATAAATGGCTATGGTGGAGATTTACAATAACACTTTTATATGAATATAATGTAAAAATCAAGTCAATAATAGGACTAAAAACGTTAAACAATAAGGAGATAAAATTATGGACGCAGTAAGTGTTATTAAAAACAATATGGACGCAGAAAGGATACTAACTCACTATAATATACAACACAAGTATTTTGGAGATTTCATACGTTGTGCTTGTCCCCTACATGGAGGAGATAACCCTACTGCGTTCGTAGTTAATAAAGATTTTCTTTGGTATTGTCATACTGGAGATTGTGGTAAGGGAGATGTTTTTCACTTTATAGAAGCTATGGAAGATGTAGACTTTCCACAAGCAGTTAAGATTGCAGCACAAATACTTGGAATTGATATAGATAACCTAGTAATTGCAGAACGTAAAAATGATTATGTAAAAGAGTTAGAAAAGTTTTTGCGTTATATCAAATCAAAGAAAAAGGAACAAAAAGAATATGATGAGTATGTTCCAAAAGCAGATTTACAATCAGTAAGACAGTTTAGAAGTTTTAAGGAAGAAACTTTAAGGCACTTTGGTCTTATGTATGCTAAGGAAATAGAAATAGAGAAAAAAAGTGGTGGCGAATTTAAGTTATATGAGCGTTTAGTAATACCTATATATAAAGATGATATTAAAATAGGTTGTTCATTACGTAAAATAAGAGCTACCGATACACCTAAATGGTTTCATATACCTCATACAATGGAAACTGGAGAAATACTTTACAACATAGAAAAGTGTAAAGAGCATAAAGAAATAATTGTATGTGAAGGTTTATTTGATGTGTGGAAGTGGTACGAAGCAGGTTTTGAAAACGCAGTTTGTACTTTTGGAGCACATCTAACAGAAACTCAATATAGGATGCTACTTAGAACTGGTAAAGATATAGTTTGGAGTTATGATGGGGATGAAGCAGGTCTTAACGCAACTAAAAAAGCTATCCAAATGTTTAAATGGAAAGTTAATCAATGGGTTGTAACTATGCCAGATGGAAAAGACCCGGCTAGTCTAACTACAAGCGAATTAAATGATTTATATTTAAAAAGGGAGAGAATATTATAATGATGCAAGATATAAACTTATTCGAGGATATAACGTTAGAAATGAGAAACACTTACGAAAGAAAAAACGCTGATTATGGAAATAGTTTTGAAGAACAATTTAATGAGTACGGACTTATAAGCTCTTGTATAAGACTTGAAGATAAATTAAGAAGGTTAAAGAGTTTATCCAAATCAGAAGCTAGAGTAAAAGATGAGTCAATAGAAGATACTTTACTTGATTTGGCAAATTATTCAATTTTAACTGTTATGTCGATTAGAAAAAGTTGTAACAAATAGAAAAATATGGTAATATAAATATAGATAAAGCTATTAAAAAGGGAGGTTTTGTATGAACTCGATTTGGTTTTTATCAAAAGATAGAAATTTATGTTTAACTGGCTTTAATAGAGTAGTTAAAAAAGATGGTCAAACAGAACTATGGGCAACAGATACAAATGGAAGCTCAATGAAACTTGCTACTGGGGAGAAAGCAGTAGAATTAGAAAACGCATTACTTGAAATAGTTTGGAAACACTCACCTGCTGTCATTACAGATGGGAATGGAAACTTCTCAACGAACGTAAGACTAGATAGTAATGATGAAATAGAGGAAGAAGTAGAATAACTTCTTCTTTTTTTTTCAAATGTGCATTTCCAAAATTTACTATAAAAGGAAATTGTGGGCAAATAAATGTGAAACGTGTTGTGATGAGTGTGAATATGCCGATAATTGCCCTAATGAGTGCATAAGGCAAGACGTGGAATGTGAAAAATGTATTTATAACGTGTTAAAAATAGGAGGATAAAATAATATGATGGAATTAAAAGGGTTTGGACATTTACATACGCATAGTGAATATAGTTTATTAGATGGGATGTCTAAGGTTAAGGAGTTATTAAAACGTGCAAAGGAATTAGGTCAAGAGTTTATAGCAATAACTGACCACGGAAGTTGTGCGTGTCATGCAGAATTTGAAGAATACGGCAAGGAAATAGGGATAAAAGTAATCTTTGGTTGTGAGTTTTATATGAGTAAAGGTAAACAAGCTACAAAAGAAGATAGTGGTTATCACATCATAGTATTTGCTAAGAATACAGAAGGTTTAAGTAATATGTATGAGCTTCAAGCAAGAGCATATAAAGAAAACTTCTATCGTAAAGCTCACGTAAACTTTGATATGTTAAGTGATTTAAAAGAAGGACTTATAATAAGCTCTGCGTGTATAGGTGGAATAATAGGTCAATACACATTAGATAACGTTGCTAAAGCTAAAGAAGAAGCTAAAAAGTATAAAGAAACATTTGGAGATGATTTCTATTTAGAAATACAACCTAATGATATACCAGACCAATGGGTTATGAATAAAGCAATACTTTCAATTGGTAAAGAACTTGGTATAAAAGTTATAGCAACTAATGATGTTCACTATACATATAAAGAAGATGCAGATATACACGAAGTATTACTTGCACTTCAAGTGCAACACAAGTGGGATAATCCTAATAGATTTAAATTCCCTACAAAAGATTATTGGTTAAAATCTCTTGATGAGATGAAAGAAACATTCGTAGGATATAACGAAAGAGAAATGAACGAGATTAATGAAGCTATTTATAACACATCAGATATAGCGAATAAGTGTGATGCTAAAGTAATAAAGGGAAACTTTTTACCACATTATCCTAAACTTGATGGAATGAGTGAAGATGATTATTTAGCAGAGAAAACTTGGGAGGGTTTCGAGAAGAAATATCCTAAAGATTATCCTAATCGTGGTCAAATCAGAAAAGATATAATAAATGAACTACAAGTTATAAAAGAAACTGGTTACTCTGGTTACTTTATAAACGTTGCAGATTATATTGTTGATGCGAGAAAAAGTGGAGTATTAGTTGGAGATGGTAGAGGTTCTGGAGCAGGAAGTAAAGTTGTTTATTGTTTAGATATAACAAATGTTGACCCAGTACCATACAACTTATTATTTGAACGTTTCTTAGCACACGGTAGAGTACCCGATCTTGATGTTGACTTTTCAGACCAAGAACACGTATTTAAACACTTGCAAGAGCTTCACGGAATGGATAATGTAGCTCGTATTGCAACTTATGGAACACTTTCTTGTAGAAACGTTGTGAGAAAAGTATTAGGGATATTTAATCATTCACAACAAGAAATAGCAATAATAAGTGGCTCTATACCTAAGAACTTAGATGTTACTTTAGAACAAGCATATAACGAGTCAAAAACTTTTAGAGAGTTTATGGATAAGAATGAGTTTATATGGAATGTTTGTAAAAGACTAGAAGGTGTTATATCACACGAAGGTAAACACGCAGGAGGGTTTGTTGTTTATGATGGTTTAACAAGACTTACTCCTTGTAAATATGAAAATGATAGTAAGGGTGTTAGATGTATACCAGTTGTTCAATTTGATAAGAAGAAAATAGAAAAAGTAGGTTTCTATAAAATGGACGTACTTGGACTTGAAAACTTAACAACAGTTAGATATGCACTAGATATGATAAAAGAGCAAGAAGGTATAGATATAGACCTTGATAGTATAGATTATAACGAAAAAGAAATATATGAAATGTTATCTAACGGAGATGTATCTGGAGTATTCCAACTTGCAAATCAAAGTGCAATGATTATGGAGCAAAAACCTAAAAGGTTTGATGATTTAATCGCAATAAACGCACTAATAAGACCCGGAGTTGGAGATTTTAAAGAATATGTGTTAAGACGTAATGGTAAGAGTTTTAATATCTACCCGGAAAGAGAGTGGTATATGAAAGACACAGAAGGTCTTATGACATATCAAGAGCAGTTCTTATTAGATTGTAAGACATATGCTAATTGGGATATAGCTTTTGCAGATAATAACGTTAGAAAAAACAAGAAAATAAAAGAAGATGTTGAGCTTCGTAATAAATTCATTACTGATGGAGTTAATAATGGTTATGAAGAAGCTAAACTAATCGAGATTTGGACAGAAATAGAAGATGCAGTAAGTGGAGGATATTCGTTTAATAAATCTCACTCTACATCTTATGGAGTATTATCGTATAAAACTGCTTGGCTTAAATATCATTATCCAACTTATTGGTATGCAAGTTTGATGAACTCTGAAATAAGCGACCAAACTGCAATAGATAATTTAATAGCAGAATGTAAGAAAAAGGGTATTAAAATACTTCCACCAGACATAAATAAAGGGAGTTATAAGTTTGAAGGAAGTAAAGAAGGTATAAGATTACCTATAAATATGCTTAAAGGCGTAGGAGAGGACGTAGTTAAGTATATTCAAAAAGAGCTAATACCTATCAAATCATTTGATGATATGTTAGATAGAGGTCTTAAAAAGTTTATTAAGAAAAATGTCGTTATAGCTATGGTTAAAGCAGGAGTATTTGACTTTGAAAACGAAAATAGGGAGTACTTCTTATGGCAATACGCTATGAGAAATCGTAAAAAGACAGATATTAAAAATGGAGTAGAATGTGAACACCTTGAATATAACGATAAAGTAAAACTTAAATGGGAAAAAGAAGTTTATGGACTTTATTTATCAGCTCATCCACTTGAAAATTATAACGTAAGAAGTATTACTGACTATACAGATGATATGGTAGCAATACAAGTTATAGAAGTTGTTGATGTAACACCAAGACTTCAAAAGAATGGAAAAGAAATGTGTTTCTTAACTGGAACAAATCAACACGGAACTTTAAAATGTTTAATATTTGCAAGTACTTGGGAATGTGAAGATATTAAAAATGTTGCCAAAGAAGGAAATATTTTACTTGTTAAAGGTAAGAGAAGTGGTACTGATATGATAATAAATGATATGGAAATAATTAACATATAATGTAAATATTACACAATTATGTATTTTGTGGGAGTTAAAATAAGCGTGTTTTATGTAATTTATGGGGAGATATGTAAGTTATGGAAAAGATATGTGAATTTTGTGGGGAAAGTTTTCAAACAAATCTTAAGGAAAGAAAATATTGTTCTAGGGATTGCTCTTGGGAAGCTAATTGTGTAGAGCATCCTAAACACACTTGCTCTCATTGTGGAGAAAGTTTTAGACGCTCTAGTACAAAAATAGTTACAGAAAATGTTTATTGTTCAAGAAAGTGTTTAAATGAAGTTAGAAAAGAAATTCTAAAAAGAAGAAAAGGCACTAAAAACAAAGGAGCAATATTCGTTACTATTGAATGTAAACATTGTAAACAAATCTTTGAACAAAAGTGTTATGAAAAGACAAGACGTAAACAGTTTTGTACTGTAAGTTGTGCTACTAAATATAGACACGAAGAAAAGAAAAGACTTAGTGCTAGAAATTTAAAACAAGCTAAGAAAATGAAGGTTAAGGAAAATGAACAAAATAATAACTTATAAAAAATGTAAATGTGGGAGTTATTATGAGGATAGAACAGATGATAGTTCGCAAAAATATTGCAGCT